GTTGAGTTTTGCAATACCACGCTGCGAACACTTGCTGATCGCCTGCAAGCGCTCACATTCGCTGCCCCGCTGGCCGAGGCGGTCTACAATGCCCGGAATCTCGGCACGATCATTACGGCTGGCGGCGCGGGGGAGCTGATTGCTGACGACTCACAGGTGGATGGCCGCACGCGCTGTACGGGTGGCGACGTGTTCAATTTCATCACGTTGCTGCAGGATTTCCAGGTCTTCTTGACCCAAGGACGTCAAGATGTGATCGCTAAGTGGCAGGTGAACGGAGGACGCTAGGTGGCGTTTGATCCTGGTACCCAGTGGTTTGTGTGGTCTACTGGCAATGCGAACAACGGCGGCGGCTTCAATCCGTCCAACACCAATTTTTTGACTGATCTTGCTGCCACCAATGCGGCCGGCAATAGTCCAGTAGTCACCTCAGCGAGCTATAATTTTGTTGCTGGGGATGCTGGAGCGTGGATCTACATCCAAGCTGGTACGAACTGGACGCCTGGCTGGTATGAGATTGCTTCTGTTGCGGCAAATGCGGCGACACTCAAAGCGGCTGTTGGGGAAGCGACGAAGTCTACCAATAGAGAGGGGACTCAGGTCTACTATCCCACTGGAGCAAATACGGTGGCTGGCTGTGCCACGACTGGCAGTCCAACCGGTGGCACCTGGAGTATTGATTATTCGCAGCAGGCTGCGGCAGGCATTGCGTTTACCGACCTAGTTATTGATGCAGTCACGAACACCGATTTTACGAGTGCCTTGAATCCGCTCGGCAAGCAGATGCTTGGTAATATTCTCAATGTGACTAGCGGAACGGGTTTTACCGTTCAGCGCGTGGAGATTGTCAGTATTCCGTCTGGTGTGATAGCCCGCGCTGACAAGTCCATGGGCACATTAGGGAGTACAGGAGGGAATGGGAATCTCGGGGGTGCCGTCGCTATTCTCCCTACCGTGGCCGTGTCTACTGTAGCGGTGGCAGGCAATAGAATTTGGTTGAAAGCGACAGCAACCTACACGCTGACGAGCACCTGGACAATTACTGCGAAAGGGAATGTGACGAATGGACCGCTCAAAATTGAGGGATATACTACTATCCCTGGTGCGAGAGACGGCAGACCGCTCATTACCAGTGCAACGAATAGTGTAGCGCTACTCACACTTAATGATGCTGATTTCCTCCAGCTGCGCCATCTCCACCATACGCATACTGCGGCAACTCGTGGAATAGGACTCGTTGGCGTGACGGCATTAGCTGCCCCTGTCTATCTTGACGACGTGCTTTATGACGGGTGTAGTAGTGCTATTTCTAGTACGTCAGTCCTTTCGCCTACTATACTGATAGGCTGTGAAATTAAAAACTGCACAGGCCATGGATTAGTGATCTACGCGAGTCCAACCTTGATAGGGTGTGATATTCACGACAATACTGGAGCAGGGATTCGCTGGACTGGTGGTCTTGGCAGCACTCTTACTGCTATCAATACAATTATTGATACAAATGGTGCTATCGGCATTGATACGGTTATTGCAAACGTCACTGGTCAACTCAGTCTTTTTAATTGTATCGTGGTGGATAATACCTCTGACGGTGTGAAGCTTTACAGCAATAGTAGCAATTTCACTCTTGATCTCGTTAATACGATTTTCTACGGCAATACAGGGTTTGGTATCAATAATGCCGATACGCAACCAAAACTGCAAGCCACGATGCGTGTTTTTAAGCACTGTGCTTTTGGTAGTAATAGTTCTGGGGCTCGATCCAGTACGCTGCCGCCTGATCCCACAGAGATTACGCTGACGGCTGATCCGTTTGTGGATAGAGCTGCGCGCAATTTTGCACTGAACAATACGGCTGGTGGGGGAGCGTTGCTTCGTGCATTAGGCTTTCCCAGTGTGATTGGCGCTATAGGAGTTGGCGCGACAGCATCCTATCAAGATGTTGGTGCGGCCCAGCATCAGGACACTGGGGGCAGTGGTGGAGTCAATCGGGCCTTGTTACCTGCCGGCTTGTCGGCCTTAGGCTAGAGGTGTTATGGGCGAGCGTATCCCGCAGAGCACAAGTTATCTGGTGGTGTTCCGGGCCTTTTTAGCCTCAGACGGCAAAACGCCTGCGACCGGGAAAACTATTGCCATTACGATTAGTAAAAATGGTGCGACCAGTTTTAGCAACCCCAATGCCGGCGCGACCAATGCGACGGAAATGGCCAGCGGCTTTTACAAATTCACCCTCGACACGACGGATACTGGCACGCTCGGCCCGCTCGCCTGGCGTGGAGCGGAGGGCACCATCAATGACGCGGGGGATGTGCTGACGGTGGCGAAGGCCACGAATGGCGGCTTCTCCGCGCTCCCCGATGCCGCGGCGGAAGCCTCTGGCGGACTCTATACCCGTGGCACAGGCGCCGGGCAAATTGCCCAAGATGCCAACGGGACAGCGCGCGTGACGGTGACCGACGTGGATACGGGCGCGATTACGGCGACCAGTTTTGCGGCTGGGGCGATTGACGCGGCGGCCTTGGCCACTGATGCGGTCAATGAGATTGCGGACGGCATACTCAATCGTGATATGAGCACCGGCACGGACAGCGGCAGCACCACGGTACGCACGGTGCGGCAGGCGTTGCGGTTCTTGCGGAATAAGTGGAGCATCAGTGGAACCACGCTGACCGTGACGAAGGAAGATGACGTCACGGCCAGCTGGACGGCCACCATGACGACTGACGCGGCGGCAGACCCGATTACCGCCTCTGATCCGGCAGGCCCGTAATGGCTGCGGGGTTTCGCTCTCCGCTGTTCCTGTTGGGGCTGTCGCTTAGCCCGAGTCAAGCCGGGCTGCGGACGTTCCTGGCGTTCTGGATGGGCGGCGGGGGCAGCAGTGGGGAGCCCGCGCCGGTGGCGGTTGCGGTACAAAAACCGATCTGGCGTGGAGGGACGCGAAGGAGATAGTCATGACGCGCACCGAGATGGAACAGGCCCGCAAAGAAGCGGAGCGGTTTACGAAATTCTATGAACGGATTGCGGGCATTCATGAGGCGCTCGTCGTGGCGCTCCAAGTGCAGGCCGACCAAGAGGCGGCGGAGGCGTCCCTGGCCCAGCTCACTGCGCAGACGCAGCAGATGCAACGTGATTACGAGGGGCTCGCGGGACAAGTGGCCGCGTTGACGCAGCAGCAAGTGGCGCTCACTGACCAGCTCGCCCGCGAATTGGCTGAGGGACGTGCCGCACAGCAGTCGCAACTGGAAGCCGAGGCTGAGCAGGAACGGAAACGCCTCACAGGCACCTATGCCCAGCTCGAAGCCGATGTGGCGCTGTTCGATGGCTTGAAAGCGGAATACCGGGAGGAACTGGCAGCACTTGAGGCGAAAATTACGGAACGGCAAGCCACGCTGCGCACGGTCCAGGCGCAACTCCAGGCCATGCTGGTGGGAGGGGGTGTCTGATGGCGGTGGGCTTGGTGCGCATCCCAACGGTCTATGACGATGATATCCGGCTCTTTATCTGGCCGAGCATTGCCAATGGCGAGACACCCGACGCGGCCGTGGTGGCCGGCTTCCCGGACATTACGGTGCAGGTGCTCTCGATTGGTGGTAGCCCCACGGTGATTTTTGAAGGGGCGTTGTTGCCCGCTGACCAGGGGGGCTTGCCTACGCCGGTGTATGCCGCGTGCGAAGACCCTGGTGGTACGGCGATCTCTTTTACGGCTGCGGGCTGGGAAACGAACAAGATGGCCTGCTACGCGATTCGCCCACGCATTACCGCTGGCTCCGGCGTCACAGCGGTGTGTGTGGTGATGGCGACGCGCAGTCGGCGCTAATAAAAAACAGGTTTGTTATGCCAGGTGGACGACCGAAAGGCTCAACGTCGAAAGAAAAATCGTCATTCCGCGAGCGGATGAAAAAGTATTGTGCTGACCATGACTGTGACCCACATCAATGGATGGCTGATTTATTGCACAAGCAAAAGGTGCCATTGGAGACGAAGTTGATTGCCGCGCGAGAATTGGCGCAGTATCTAGAACCCAAGCTGCGCAGTACGGAGTTGACGGGGGATGAGCACTCGCCGCTCCGCCTCCTCATTGAAACGGTGAGCTATGCCGACCCTGACAGTGAGACTGCCCCATAACTATGCGCCGCGCTCCTACCATCGGCGCATCTATCGCGCCTGGGAGGCAGGCGTCAGGCATATCCTGCTGGTGATGCACCGCCGTGGCGGCAAGACGGAGAGCCTGGTATCCTATATGCCGGTGCCGATGCTCCAGCGCAAGGGCAACTATGCCCATGTGTTCCCGTTCCGCAACCAGGCGAAAGAGGTGGTGTGGAATGGTATTGGCCGGAATGGGCTGCGCTATATCGAGCATTTTCCGGCGCCGCTCCTGGCCAAGCAGCCAAACGCCTCGGAGTTGCTGGTGACGCTGCAAGACCCGGCACACTACGGGCACGAGGGCAGCACGTACCAACTCAAAGGGACCGACAAAAATGTCAACGCGATGGTCGGAGCGGGCACCTGCGGGATTGTGTGGGACGAGTATAGCCTGCAAGACCCGCGTGGGCGGGACTATGCGCGCCCCATCATGGCCGAAAACGACGCCTGGGAAGTGCTGGCCTATACGCCCCGCGGGGAAAATCATGGCTATGATCTGTTCCAGTATGCGCAGACGGCGCCCGGCTGGCATGTGGAGTACCTGACCGTGGACGATACGAAGCGCGACGGCGCTGGCGAAGACGGCAGCCCCGTGATTACCCAGGAGGCGATTGAGGAACACCGCCGGGAGCTGCGGGCACGCGGGGTGGAAGACGCGGACGCGCTGATTGAGCAGGAATACTATCTCTCGTGGAAGGCGCCCATGCCTGGCGCCTACTGGGCGAAGGTGCTGCTGGAAGCGGATAAGGCGGGGCGGATTGGCCGTGTGGCCTATGACCCGCGCCGGCCAGTAGACACCTACTGGGATTTAGGCACCAGCAGCGCGCACGATACGAACAGCATCTGGTTTGTGCAGCAGCAGGGCAATACGGTCTTGCTCATTGACTATGAGCAGGCGTCCAACCAGGGGGCCGCCTATTTTGCCGACCTGCTAGGGAAAAAAGGGTACGTGTACCGCCGCCACTACGCGACCCAGCCCGACCTGGATGAGAAGAGCTGGGGCACCGGCAAGACGCGGGAGGAAGAAGCGGAGGCCTTCGGTATCACGTTTACGGGCGTCCCCAAGCAGGCGCTGATTACCGGCATTCAGGCCGTGCGGTCGCTGATTCCCCGCTGCTACTTTGACGCGGAGCGGTGCCGCCAGGGGCTCAATGCGCTGCGGTCCTATCGGCGCGAGTGGGACGAGAAGAAGAAGATTTTTGAGGACCGGCCGGTGCATGACTGGGCCAGCCATGGGGCAGACGCCTTCCGCTACCTGGCGCTCGGCATCACGGATGACTGGGATGGGGAGCAGAAAGCGGCGCCCGTCCCGCCGACCTACCTGGGCGGCTATGAAGCGAGCTGGATGGCATGAGCGAAGATCGGACCGACTACGACCGCGATGTCCGCCGGCAGGCCACGGATGATGACGCCCTGCTGCGGGTAGCGAAAGCGCGGTTTCAGCAGGCCGAAGAGGCTGAAGCCGACTACCGTAAACTGGCGTTGGACGACCTGCGCTTTCTGGCGGGCGACCAGTGGCCGCAGCCGGTGGAACAGACGCGCCTCCTCGATGGGCGCCCGTGCCTGACGATTAACCGCTTGCCGCAATTCCTGCGGCAGATTACGAATGATGTGCGGCAGAATCCCCCGGGGCTGAAGGTGTCCGCCGTAGGGGATGGCACGGACGTGGAGACTGCCAAGGTGCTCCAGGGCCTGCTGCGGCATATCGAGGTGCAGAGTGACGCGACCGCGGTGTACATCACGGCCCTGGAAGCCGCCGCCACGCATGGGCGCGGCTACTTTCGGGTGCTGACCGACTACGAGACCAGCCTGGGCTTTGAGCAGAAGCTGTGCCTCAAGCGGATTCGCAACCCGTTCACCGTCTACATGGACCCGAGCTGCCAGGAGCTGGATTACTCTGACGCGCAGTGGGGCTTTGTCGTCGAGACGCTGAGCAAAGATCAATTTACGGCGGAGTACCCAGACACGCAGCGGGCACAGATGCCCGCCTGGACGAGTACCGGCGACCAGTGGATTGAGCGCGAGCAGTGCCGCGTGGCGGAATACTGGTATCTCCAGCCGGAGCGGCGCACGATTGCGCTGCTGCCGGGTGGGCAGGTGGTACGTCAGGCTGATGTGCCGGAGGGCGTGACGCCGCTCCAGACCCGCATGGCGCTCATCCCCGTGGTGTACTGGTGCAAGCTCACCGGTGACGAGGTGCTGGAAGGCCCGCAGCTCTGGCCGGGCAAATATGTCCCCATTATCCCGGTGCTGGGGCAGGAGTGGGACATTGACGGCAAGGTGGATCTGTCGGGGATTGTGCGCGGCGCCAAGGACAGCCAACGCATGTATAACTACTGGGTCAGTGCGGAGACGGAGACGATTGCCCTGGCGCCGCGGGCGCCGTTTATCGGGGTGGAAGGCCAATTTGAAGGCCATGAGATGTCCTGGCGCACGGCCAACACGCGCAACTGGCCGTACCTGGAATACAAGGCCAAGGCGATTGGGGGGCAGCCGGCCCCGCCCCCGCAGCGCAATGTGTTCGAGCCGCCCATCCAGGCGATTTCACAGGCCCGGCTGATGGCCGCGGACGACCTGAAGGCCACGACGGGGATTTATGATGCGGCGCTGGGGGCCCGGAGTAATGAGACCAGCGGCCGCGCCATTCTGAGCCGTCAGCGGGAGTCGGACAGTGCCACCTATCACTACCCGTACAACCTGGCCATTGCTCTGCGGCACGCCGGCCGGGTGTTACTGGACCTGATCCCCAGTATTTACAGCCAGCAGCGGGTGATGCGGATTATCGGGGATGACGGGGACGAGCGGCAAGTGACGTTGAATACCCCGCACGTCGATGAGCGGGGGGTGCGGCGGCTCTACGATGTGACGAGCGGCACGTATGACGTGATTGTGGCCACCGGCCCGAGCTTTGCCAGTAAGCGGCAAGAGGCCGTTGAGGCGATGGTGCAGGTAAGCCAGGCGTATCCCCAGCTCCTCCAGGTGGCCGGGGACCTGTTTGTCAAAAATATGGACTGGCCGGGAGCGTCGGACATTGCGGCGCGGCTGCGCAAGACCATTCCCCCCGAGTTGTTGGACGAGCAAGGCGCCACGCCCGAGGAGCAGGTGCAGCAGTTGCAGCAGGCCATGCAGCAGATGACGCAGCAACTGGAGGCGTTGAATGCCTACGCGCAGCAGGCCGAGCAGCAAGGACAGCAGGCGCAACAGGAGGCGCAGCAAGCCCAACAGCAGCTCAAGGATAAAAGCGCTGAACTGGCGTTAAAGCAGCAAGAAATGCAGCTCAAGAATGATTTGGACACGCAGCGGCTGGCGCTCGATGCGCAGAAGCTCGAACTCGAACGGATCAAGGTCTTGCTGGAAGCGCAGATGGCCGATGCCCAGCAGGCCCTGGCTGAGCAGAAAGTGGCGATTGAGGCCCTGGCGCGTGCCGCTGAGGCCGACAACGATGAACTCCAGCGCAACGGCGCTGTGCGCACTGAGGACTAAGCCCCATGGCCGAAGAGACTGAACCCCTCCAGCCTGCCGCCTCTGGCGTGGCAGAGCCTGAGCCAGACCAGCCAGCCGGGCCGGACAGCGAGGCTGTTGAGCCTGAGCGTCCCAGAGACCGCATTAGCGAGCGCTTTGCCAAACTCACCCGAGCGCTGAACGAGAAAGATCGAGCCATCGCCGCGTTGCAAGACGATATGGCGCGGTTGCGACAGGAGCGTGTCACGCCTCCGCCCGTCGAGCCCCCGCCTTCTGTCGGCAAGCCGCAAGTGCAGGACTATCCTGACTATGACGCCTATGTGGAAGCGGTGGCGGGGTGGCAAGCCGAGCACAAACTGGCGCAACGCGAACGGATGGCCGCCGAACAACGGCAACGGGAAGCTGAACAGACGCAGGCGCGGAGCTGGAATGCGCGCATTCTGGCTGCGCAAACGAAATACGACGACTGGGACGAGGTATTGCAGGGAGCGGATGTGCCAGTGACGGCAGCGGTCCGTGACGCGCTGCTCGACAGCGAACACGGCGCCGACGTGCTGTACTACCTGGCCAGCCACACGGAGGAAGCGCGGCAGCTCGGGCAGCTCAGCCCGGCTGGCGTGGCGCGAGCGGTGGGACGGATCGAGGCGAAGTTGGAGGCGGCCCGCACGGCCGCGCCAGCGCCCGAGCCGCCACCGACGCCCCCACCAGTGCGGCCTGTCGGGACGAGTCGCAGCGGGCAGCAGAAAGCTCCAGCAGACATGACCCCCCAGGAATATCGTGCCTGGCGCGAAAAGGGCGGCGGGCGCTAACAGAAAGCAGGTATGGCGAATACTCTTCTGACGATCAGTGATATTACCCAAGAGGCCCTGATGGTCCTCGAAAACAATTTGGTGATGGCCCGCAAGGTCAACCGAATGTACGACGGCAACTTTGCCCGGGGCGGCGCCAAGATCGGCAACGTGACGAACGTGCGGAAGCCGGTGCGGTACACGGTCTCCGACGGGCAGGCGCTGGTGATTCAGGACGCCACGGAAACGCAAGTCGCCGTGACGATGGATCAACAGAAACACGTGGGCTTTACCTTCAGCTCGCAGGATTTGACGCTCTCGATTGACGAATTTAGTAACCGGTTCATCAAGCCGGCGGTGGCGGCGCTGGCTAACAAGATCGACTTTGACGGCCTGACGCTGTATCAGGACGTGTATCAGGCCGTCGGCACGCCAGGGACGACGCCCTCCGCGTTGCTCACGTACCTCAATGCGGGCGTGAAGCTGGATAACAGCGCCACCCCCATGGATATGATGCGCAACCTGGTCTTGAACCCGATTGCCCAGGCCACCATTGTGGACGCGCTTAAAGGGTTGTTCCAGGCTTCCTCAGAGATTGCCAGTCAGTACCGCAAAGGCATGATGGGGACGGCCATCGGCTTTGAGTGGATGATGGATCAGAACGTCAACGTCCATACCGTGGGCGCCTGGGGGGCCAGTACGCCGCTCACCGATGGGGCCGGGACGGAAGGCGCGAGCACCATCAATATTAACGGCTGGGAGTCTGGCGCCAGCACCTTGAACAAAGGGGACGTGTTCACGATTGCCGACGTGTACGCGGTGAATCCGCAGAGCCGGCAAAGCACGGGGCAGCTCCAGCAGTTTGTCGTCACGGCGCAAACCAGCGACTCCGGGGGCGCGATGGCTACCTTACCCATCAGTCCCTCGCTGGTGAGTACGGGCCCGGGACAGGTGATTAACGCGCTGCCCGCCAATGACAAGACCGTCACCGTTCTGGGCGCGGTGTCCACCTCGACCCCGCAGAACCTGGCGTTTCACCGCGACGCTTTCACGCTGGTGATGGCGGACCTGGAAATGCCGTCGGGTGTGGATATGGCCGCCCGGAAGAGCGATCCGCAGTCGGGGATTTCCATTCGCTGCGTGCGGCAGTACGACATCAATAATGACCTCTTTCCCTGTCGCCTCGATGTCCTGTACGGGTGGAAGACCTTGCGGCCTGAGTTGGCCTGCCGGATTGTCGGCTAGAAAGGACACAGTATGTCTTTGAGTATTACGAGTGCGAATGGGTTTAAGAGCGGCTACAGTGGCGCAAGCAACCTCTGGGCCGTGTACGATTCAACGCCCGTGGCGCAAGCCGCGGCCATTACCTCGCCGGGCAGCACGGCGGCGACCACCACGACCCCCTGGGGGTTTGGGTCCAGCACGCAGGCGGACGCGATTGTCACGTCTGTCCGGTCGATTTTGACCGCGCTGCGGAACTGTGGGATTATCAACACATGATTGATGATGTCGGCTTTCCACGCAAGCTGATGGTGGGAATCCCGGCCTACACGGGGCAGCTGACGGTGCAGACGCATCGCACCGTCAGTACCATCGTGCAGTGCTGTGCGGCGCTGGGCATTGAGGCGTGGGATGTGACGTTTGCTGGGTGCTGTTACTTGGACCTGGCTCGCAATGAGCTGGTACGGCAGTTTCTGGAGACCGACGCGGACGCGCTCTTGTTTCTGGACGCCGATGTAGGGGCGGAGCCCGTCGCTGTGGCGAAGCTCTTGCAGGTGCATAAGGCCGTGGTGGCGGGCGTGTACCCGAAAAAGACAACGCCGCTGGCCTGGCCGGTGGCGTTTGACACGGCGCGGCTCACCGTCTCTGCGAAAGGCGCGATTGAGGCCGCGGGCGTGCCGACGGGCTTTTTGCTGGTCTGGCGGCAGGTCTTTGAGGCCATGCAGCCGCAGGTGCAGACGTATCGGACCGATCAGTTGCTCTTGCATCATGCGTACTTTGAGACGCGCATGACGGAGGGGCGCTTTTGGGGCGAAGATTTCCAGTTTTGCCGCACCTGGCGTGCGCTGGGGGGGAAGGTCTGGATGGTGCCGGACATCGCCTTTGAGCATATCGGCGCGCAGGTCTGGAGCGGATCGTATGCCGAGTGGTACGCCACCCGCCCCGCCTGGGATAAGATCGAGGGCTGGCACCATACGCCGGAGCTGTATACCGATGCGCTGCTGGAAGCGGCCCCCGGCGCGGTATTGGTGGAGGTGGGCGCCTGGAAGGGGCGCAGTGCGGCGTTTATGGCAGAGCACATTGCGGCCAGTCAGAAGGCCGTGCATTTTGACGTGGTAGACCATTTTCAGGGCTCGCCCGAGCTGGCCGAGTACCCGGACGTGGTGCAGGGCACGCTTCAGGCGACCTTTGAGGCGAATGTCGCGTATTGTCGCCAGCACATCCGGGCGGTGCATGCGCTGCCCAGTGTCGAAGCAGCGGCGCGCTATGCGCCGGGCACGGTGGACTGGGTGTTTCTGGATGCGGCGCATGACGCCGCGGCGGTTACGGCGGATTGTGCGGCCTGGTGGCCGACCCTGAAGCCCGGCGGGGTGCTGGCGGGGGATGATTGGAACTGGCCTTCAGTGCAGGAGGGGGTCCAGGCGTACTTTGCCGCGCTTGATGGAGATTATACGCTCGAACCTGTTGGGGCATGTGGCTGGCGCATTCGTAAGCCAGCAGAGGAGACATGACGATGGCCTTGCATATCATGGGATTTTCCGGCACCGGGCAACCGACGGGGAGTGGACAGGCCGCCGTGACCGATACCGTCGGGGCGGCGCTGGGCACGACCGCCGCGACGACCACCACCCCCTGGGGGTTTGGGTCGAGTACCCAGGCGGACGCGATTGCGACGCGGGTGAACCAGCTTCGGGTGGATAGTCTGGCGCAGACGGTCCTCCTCAATCAGTTGCGGAGCGATCTGGTCGCGCTAGGGCTCATTAAAGGTAGCGCGTAATGGCCAGCCAGACGGCCCGGAGCTTGATTGCCCGCAGTTTGCGGGAGCTGGGCGCCCTGGCGGTGGGGGAAACGCCGACGGCTGACGAGGCCAGCGATGCCCTGACGACGCTGAATGAGCTACTGGAGGCGTGGAGTCTCGAACGGCTCATGGTGTACCACATTGCCGAAGTCACGAAGGCGCTCACGGCCAGCACGGCGAGCTACACGATTGGCAGCGGCGGCAGTATCAACACGGCCAGGCCGTTGCGCATCGAGAACGCGGTGCTGCGGGACGCGAACACCCTGGATATTCCCGTGCGGCTGCTCACGCGGCAGGAGTATGCGGGGATTGCTCTCAAGCAGACCACGAGCACCTACCCCTACTGGCTGTACTACGACAATCATTACAACGCCAGCGGCTATGGCACCATCACGCTCTGGCCGGTGCCGTCCACGAGTGACAAGACGTTGCACCTGTGGCTTTGGCAGCCGCTCAGTAGTGTGGCCACCCTGGACACGACGATTGACCTGCCGCCCGGCTATACGCGGGCACTGCGCAGCAACCTGGCCCTGGAACTGGCGGCGGAGTATGGGCGCGAGGTGCCGACAACGCTCCTGACCGTGGCGCTGGACAGTAAGGACTGGATTAAAAGCCAGTTGGCGGAAGGCGTGGTGCAAGAAATGCGCTTTGATAGTCGGTTACTAGGGGACAGTGGGCGCTATTGGGATTATCGGACCGGGGAGTATACGTAATGGCCGTGATTGCCCTGGCAGCTCACCGCGAGCGTGTGACAGAACAACTCCGTGGGCCTGCCCGCTGCGTCGCCTGTGGGGCGCACTGGGAAGCTGTGTCGCCTGTGGGAGTGGTCGCGCATCTCGAATGCCCAACCTGTCACCGGGATTGTGGCGTCCGCCAGGGGCTCTGTGAGCCGGCCGCGGCGCGTTGGGTCTGTCATTGCGGTAGTGACCTATTTTATATCCTGCCTGACGGATGCCAGTGTGTGTTATGTGGGGTCATCGCAGAAGGGTTCTAGGCATGCCACCCATCCCTTTCCTCGGGCCAACCTACGTCAGCCGCAGCCGGAGCGTCAACGTGCAGCGCACGGTCAACCTGTATCCCGAGGTAGACCCGACCGGGACGGCGAAGAACCAGCAGACGCCTGTAGCGGCGCTCTATGGCACCCCAGGACTGAAAAAGCTCTGGACGCTGCCCGGCCGTGGCGGGATACGGGGGCTGTATACGTCCAGTAGTGGGGCGTTGTACGGCGTCCAAGGGGCAGCGCTGCTGCGCTACGCGAATGATGGCACCTGGACGCAGCTGGGCTCCTTGCAGAGCACCGAAGGGCCGGTGAGCTTTGCGGATAACGGCACCCAGGTCTGCCTGGTCGATGGGGATTACGGCTACATCTACAATGAGAGCGGGCAGACGTTTGGCCAGATTGCCGATGCGGATTTTCTGGGTAGTGCCCGCGTCGTCTATATCGACGGGTATTTTGCCTTTACGCAGCCCAACACGCAGCGCTTCTACATTTCCCAGCTGTTAGAGGGGAACAGCCTCGATGGCTTGGACTTTGCCAGCGCGGAAGCGTTACCAGACCGGCTGGTCACCCTGGCGACCAATCAACGTGAAGTGTGGCTCTTTGGCCAGCAGAGCACCGAAATCTGGTACAACGCCGGTACGCAAGACTTTCCATTTAGTCGCATCCAGGGCGCCGTCCTGGAGTTTGGCTGTGAGGCGCCGTTTAGCGTAGCGAGCGTGGAAGGCGACCTGTGCTGGCTCGGCACGACAGAAAACGGCGCGGGGCGGGTCTACAAGCAGCAAGGGTATCAGCCGGTGCCGATTTCTACCCCAGCGGTCGAGATCGCCTTGGCGCGGATGATCCGGCGGGATGATGCCTGGGGGTTTGGCTACCAGCAGGCCGGCCATGCGTTCTACGTGCTGACCTTCCCGACCAGTGAACAAACCTGGGTGTACGATCTGACTACGGAACTCTGGCACGAGCGGGGCAGCCTGGGCGCCGATGGTGTGTTGCGGGCCTGGCGCGTGGGGGCGTTTACGGGGTGGAACACGCTGCTGCTGGCTGGGGACAGGGACACGGGCAATATCTACCAGCTCGACCTGGCCACCTATACCGATAATGGCGGAGCACTGCCCCGGATGCGCACGGCGCCGCACTTGAGCGGGCCGGACCTCACGTGGTGGCAGCATTCCCGCTTCCAGCTCGATCTCCAGGTGGGGATTGGGCTGGATGGTGGCGTGACGCCGGGCACCACGCCCCAGGTCATGCTGCAATGGTCGAATGATGGTGGCGCAACCTGGAGCAGCGAGCAATGGGTGACGGCGGGGGTGCAAGGCGCCTACCAGGCCCGGGCGCTCTGGCGCCGCCTGGGGCAAGCCCGGGACCGCGTGTACCGCGTGATGATCACGGACCCGGTGCCGGTGGCGCTCATTGGCGCCACGATTGACGCCAGCCAGGGGAGAGCCTAGCGCATGCCTACGAACCTCAGCTATCCGCTCCTCAGTCAGCCGCTCGTGGACCCACGGGGCTATCTGGCGCGGCCGTGGCAGCAGTTTTTTGAGGCGCTGGCGATCCGGGTGGGCGCTGATCGAGCGATGACGAACCTGGAGTTGGAGGATGAGACCAGCGCGAACGCGGCGACAGCCGCGAGCAATGCAGCGGCCATTCAGGCTGAGCGCGTTGTCCAGGCGTTTGTCGGCCCGCCACGTCGGGAGCGGGTGGAGCCGCCCTTTGTCGCCCCGGGCCTGCCTCGTATCGCGCCCGCCGTGCCGTTTGCGTCGGCGCATGCCTTGGCCGCGCATCTTTGGGCGCTCGTGGCGAGTGTGCAAGCTAGCCTGGTGCCCACCGTCAGTACGTGGACGCCAGTGCTGGAAGGTGCGAGCACGGCTGGCAGCCATACCTATAGCCAGCAAGTGGGCTATTATTGGCGGCTGGGGCGCGTCGTGCTGGCGACGTGGCGACTGACGTTGACGGCGAAAGATGCGGCAATGGCCGGGAATGTGCTGGTGACCGGGCTGCCGGTGGCCGCTGTGAATGTGGGGACGGTGCAGTGGGCGGCGAGCCTGACGTTTGTTCGTGCCGTAAACTTGAGCACCGGGTATACCCAGGTCACGGGGCTCGTGCCGCCGAATACTACGCAGGTCCAACTGTTTGAGAACGGCGATAACGTCAATGAGCAAAATATCGACGCGGCTGCCATTGCCAGTACCACGGCGCTGGGGGGCACCGTGACGTATCTGGTAGCGGCGTAAGGGGGCCTGCATGGCGGTGACAGCAAAAGTGTTGGCGCAGGGGGTGTTGACGGGGAGTCAGGCAGAATACTATGCGTGTCCGACCGGCACGACGGCGATTGTCCATAGTGCGGTCTTGTGCAATACCACCGGCGGCGCGGTGGATTGTAGTGTCTGGCTGAATCCGGCGAGCGGCGGGACCGACCGGGTGCTGATTGACACACATACGATAGCGGACGAAGAGACGTACCTGTGCCCGGAACTCATCAACCAGGTGCTTGAAGCCGGGGGCACCCTTGATGCGCTCGGCAATGGCGTGACGTTGTATGTGTCCGGGGTGGAGGTGGTGTGACGACGTATCAGGAGGAACCCTGGGCGCTGGTGTGTCATGAATTGCTCCCGTATTTCACCGCCTCCTGGTTGGAAGTTGAAGCGTCCGAGGTGCCCGAGTTGACGCTCAACCCGGACTTCGCTCGCTACGACGCGCTGGCCGCGCAGGGCGCCTTGCAGCTCATTACCGCCAGAGAGGATCAGCGCTTGCTGGGGTATCATCTCAGCGTGGTCTATCATCATCTGCACTATCAAGGGGTGCTGGCGGCCCATACCGACACCTTTTATCTGCTCCCAGCGCAGCGGAAAGGCTGGACGGCCTACCGTCTGCTCCAGGCCGTCGAGGCGGCCTGGCGCCGACGGGGAGTCCAGGTGGCCATTGTGATGGGCAAGCAGGAGCGCCCGATGAACGGATTCTTCCAGCGCTTAGGGTGGCAGGCCAGTGAGCAGACGTATGTGAAGCGTCTGAAGGAGGATGTATGGGGTTAGGCTTCCCAGAGGCGATTATTGGGAGTGCGGTGCTCAGTGGTGGCCTGGGCCTTTTGGGCGCCTCGACGCAAGGGAATGCGGCCAGAGACGCCGCCCGCACGCAAGCCGAGGCGGCGGATCGGGCGGCTGCTATCCAGCGGCAGCTCTACGAGCAGACCCGGTTCGACCTGGCGCCGTACCGGGCGGAGGGCGAATATGCCCTCCGGCAGTTAGCGCAGCTCCCCGGCCAGTATAGCGGCGGGCCAGGGCTCCAGGTCGACCCGTCGCTGCCCCAGCCGTATAGCCCGGAGCCGTTTACCGGGCAGATTGATTTGTTGCGTGATCCGTCCTACCAATTTCGCGTCAATGAAGGCTTGCGGGCGATTGAACATCGGGCGGCGAGCCGTGGGCAACTCCAGAGTGGCAATACGTTGAAGGATTTGACCCGTTTCGGCCAGGAGGCGGCGAGCCAGGAATATGGGAACGCCTATCAGCGGAGTTTGCTCACCAGCCAGCAACGGGCGCAGCTCGGGCAGCAAGGGTATGGGAACCAACTGCAAAGTAACCAGCTTGGGTATGGGCGGGAGATTGATCTGTACGGCCTGGAGCGCCAGCGGACCATTGAAGATCAGCGCAACCGCTTCAATCAGTACCAAGCGCTCGCTAACTACGGTGTAGGCGCGGCAGGCCAGCAGGTGAGCGCGAATCAGCAACTCGGAAGCCAGCTTGGGGAGAATGCCCTCCAGCGGGGCAGTGCGCTCAGTGCGGGACAGATTGGCGCGGGCAATGCTTTCGCCGGGGGGCTACAGGCGGTCGGCACAGCGGGGCAGGGCGCTTTGAATAACTATCTCACGCTGTCCGCGCTGGGCTTGCTCGGGAGAGGAGGGCGCTGAGATGCCACTCGATCCACGACTGATCCTCGCTGGTCGAGGCGTTGAGGTGCCGCCGCTCGATCTTGGGCAGACGCTGGGGCAAGCGGCCACCCTTCAGCGGGCGCAGCAAGCGCTGACCCTGGGCGAGCTGGGGCTGGCGAAGACGCGGCGGGAGCAGGCGCAAGAGGCGGCGGTGGGCGAGGCATTGCGCGGCAGCATAACCACGAATGGCCAGCTCGATATTCCCGCGTTACGAGGCACATTTACTCAGACCGGAAATCTGCGAGGCTTGCTACTGCTGAAAGATCTGGAGAAGGCCGAGATCGACCAGCAAATGGGGCAAGCGAATCTCGGCAAAACGCTGGCCGAAACGCAAGAGCTTCAAGGCAAAGGCATGACGCAACGGGCCAGCGCTGTCAAAGACTTGGCGACCGCCCGGAAGCAGGAGCTGGAAGCACTCGAAGCCGTGAATACGCTGATCTTTCAAGCAGCGGGGAGCGTAGGGGATCAAGCAACATATGATCGGGCGCTTGCGTATCTAGAGCAGACACTCCCTGAACCGTATCGTACGAAGATTTTGAGCGAGACGCCGCCGACTTATGACCCGGCTTATGTGGCCCAGGTCAAAGTGATGACCCAGCGGAGTAGCGAGGCGCTGCAAGCACAACTGAAAGATATGGAGCTGCAAACGGCGGGCGCGCAGAAGGCTACGGGGCAGCAACTGAACACGGAAGAAGGCTTACGCAAAGAATTGCAGAAATTGGGGACGGATTTTCAACAGCAGGCCGAGGCCTATGGCCGCGTGCAAGCCAGCGTGCAGACGCCCAGTGCGGCGGGGGACTTGAGCCTGATTTTTGCCTACATGAAAATTTTGGACCCAGGCTCAACAGTGCGGGAAGGAGAACAAGCGACAGCGCGGAATGCGGCCGGCATTCCTGACCGCATTCGCGGGCTCTACAATCGGGTGATGGCCGGGGAAAGTCTGGCGCCAGTCCAGCGGGCCGACTTCGCGCAGCGGGCGGGCTTACTCTATCAGCAAGCCGAGCGGGATTATGCGAAAAAAGAACAGGAGTATCGCGGGCTGGCGCAGCGTCTTGGCGCTCGGCCGGAGAACGTCACGCTTGATATGCGGTCCACGGTGGCGCCACCTGGCGCCACCGCACCCTCCACGCAACCAGACCGTCGCCCTCGCGGCTTTGTGCCAGCCGTGGAAAGTCCCTATGGCCATCTGCGCCCTGAGCAGCTGACCCCACAGCAACGCGCCGAAGAAAAAGCCTGGTTGCAGCAGCAACTGTCTGGAGGGCGCTAATGGCCGAGCGGGCGCTGATTCAACGGCTGATTGCGCTCGAAGCTACCGAGCGCGGCGTGGACCCTGCCCTGGCTGTAGCCGTGGCGCAGCAAGAGTCAGGGCTGAACCCTCGGGCTACGGGTGATGGGGGAAAGTCCCTCGGGCTGTTTCAGTTGCAGCGGGCCGCAGCGATTGATGCCGGGATTGACCCGGAGCAGCGCCAGGATATTGCGCAAAACATTGCGGGCGGGGTGGAGTATTTGCGGCAAAGTTTGGCGCGGGCGAAAGGCGATGTCCCCATGGGGCTCACCTATTACAATAAAGGCCCCAGCCTCGTGGCGGGAGGCGACCCGAAATATGTGGCGAATGTTTTACGCCATTATCCCAAGGGGCAGCAGCCACGGGGACTTCTTCAGGCGGCAGCGCAGCTAGTGACGCCCTCAGAAGCAGAGGCGGCGCCTCCCCAAGCGTCAGACGCGACAGAGGCGATGCGTACACGACTCCGGGCACTGGAGGCGTTAGACGCGGGACGAGAACAAGTCACGCAGCCAGCGGCCACTCCGGCGATGGTCAAGCTCTCCCCACAGATGACGGACGCGGAGATTGCTAGCAGCCTGGGGTATGACTACGAGCTCATCCGCCAGTCGAAATACTACCAGGATGGCATGCTCCAGAAGCGCGTCACAGACCCCAACTCCCAACTGGCCCGCACGATGGACAGCATTCTCGGCGGGATCGCCATGGGCGCTCGCAGCAACCTCGCGGGGATGAACCAGTTGACGCAACGAGGCTTACGCATCGTGGGCCTGGGGAGTGACGCGGACGTGGCACTGGCCGACCTGGCCACCGACCTGGCCACCAGCGACTACGCGCAGAATATCCGGCAAGGGCGCACGGTGGACCCGAAGACAGGGCGTTTGCCGTTTGAAGTGTCACAGATGGTCGGCGGCATGCTGGTCCCCTCGCCTCTTGGCATGGTGGCCGGAAAGGCCGTAGGAGCACTAGGGACTGGCGCAGGGCGCGTGGGGCAAGGACTGGGGATGGTGGCGCGTGGCGCCACGTATGGCGTGGCAGGGGGGCTTGAAGCGCCCGTAGAAGGCGCCAGAGGGCAGAATATTACCACCGCCAAGCTCGGGCAAGTGGGACTCGGCGCGGGAGCGGGAGCGCTCCTGGGGCCACTGGCAGAGACGGTCATCACGCCTGGCGTCTCGAAAGTGCTGAACGCCGTACAGAATCGCCGGGCTGTGCCGCTCTATGACGAGATTGAGGCGTTAGGCCAGCGCTACCAGACGCGGCTCTCTGCGGGGGACATTGCCGGACAGGAGGCGCCGAACCTCACACGGCAAGAGACCTTGTTGGAACAGGCTCCAGGCATCGGTCTGGCGGGCTATCGCCGTGGGCAGCAGCGCGAAAGTCAGAGCGCTGCAGGGCAGGTGAAGGCGACAATCGCCGCGAAGCTGCAACAAGCGGAGTATCAAGACCTGGCGCAGATTCAGCGGGTCGCGGCGCAAGGCGGCAAGCGCGGGGAAGAGGCGGGGCTGCTCCTGCAAGAAATTCAGCAGGCTGGTGACGACTGGACGCAGATCATTCAAACCAGTGGTAAAGTGGCATTGTTTGGCAAAAAGCTCCGCTCGGATGCCTACTATGATGACGTGGCGCAGCTCGCAGAGCCTTACGGTGCCAGCCTGGTCCCCGAGCAAGCGCTGGCAGCCCTCGACAAAGGGATTGCTGAGTCACAAGATGCCATTATTGGCGATGCGCAGACGGCAGCGGCGCTGCAACACATGCGTCGCAACTTGCTAGAGGAAACGCCAGCCGCGCCTGGGGCGGCAAATACTGTGGCCCGGCCTCTTCCCTTAACCTACGAGCAGGCGCGGGCCTTTCGTAGCGACCTGGGCGACCTGACGCGGCGAGACGATCTGATCGGCCAAAAGGGGCAACGCTTGCTCGCGCAGGTAAAGCAGGGGCTCGAAGACGATCTAGCTGACTTTGCCACGCAGGTCCGTGACCCCGACTTGCAACGGGCGGCAAAGCTCGCAGATACCTACTACCGGACGCAGGTGGTGCCCTATCGAGACACGGCGCTGGCCAGAGCGTTTGCCAAGGCACAGCCCGACGAAGTGTATGGACAGTTTATCCGCCAAGCCACGACCCCAGACCGCGCCATGTTTTTCTACAAAGCCTTAGAGCCTAAAGGGCGAGCCGCGGTGCGCCTGGGGATGGTCACTGAAGCCATCGAGAAAGCCACGCAACCGACGACCAACGCCTTTAGCCCTGCCAAGTTTGCGCAGTATCTGGAGCGGATACGCGGGAGTTACGGAGTCTTTTTTCAAGGCGCAGACAAGGCAGAAATGGATGGCTTTCTGCAACTGATGCGGCATCTGCCCCGGGCCAGTGCGTTTGCCGAAAATCCGCCCACGGGCAACCGGGCGATTGCTGCAACTATTGGCGGCGCCGTGGGCGCGGGAGCGCTCACCTTCCCCACGGAAACCGTGACGGCTGGCGCGGTGACACTGTTGGCACGGGAACTGTTTACCACCCAGGCCGGAAAGCGGCTCCTTCTTGCCAGCGCCAGCCTCCCTCCGAACGCTGCACGCTGGGAAACGGTCTTGACCCGTCTGACAGAATTACTGCCACAAGCGGCCGGTCGCGAACGGGCGAAAGGCGTGACGACGCGGAGTATTGAGTCGCCCACTCGTCTTTCCATTGACATAGAGAAATAGGAGCCCCCATGAGTCTTCCTCTCGGCTTTCCCAAGTGGCGGGCCTTTGACGCTGACGGCGCCCCGCTGGCTGGGGGCAAGCTCTACACCTATGCGCCAGGCACGTCCACGAATAAAGCCACGTATACCGACAGCGGCGGGCTGACACCGAATGCGAATCCGGTGGTCTTGGACGCCAACGGCGAAGCGGACATCTGGCTGTCGGGCAACTACAAGCTGGTGCTCAAAACCTCAGCAGACGTGACGCAGTGGACGGTGGATAACTACCCCGGGCTGGACGGCACGACGCAAGCCGAAACCACACTGACGCCGACCGGAGGCACGGCCGTCAGTACCGCGACCGGGCTGGTGCCGCAGGGGGCTCGCCTCAAGGGCGTGACCGCCAAGGTCACGACCGGCTTTGGCACCACGCAAAGCCTCGCCAGTCTCCATATTGGGTACAGTTTTGACGGCAACCTGATCGTAGACGCTTTTGGCCGGGATATTGCCCTTGCGCTCAACACCGTGACCACGGGCGCGAACTTTGAGAGCGCCGACCAGCCGATTGCCTCTACGGCAGCAGGAGATATTGTTGTCACGGCCGTCGGAGGGCTCTTTGATGGAACGGGGGCTATTAAATTGAAAGTTTTCTTTGAGAGCTATTCTAGTCCATCCTAGGGTAGAGGCGCCCATGTTTTTTCGTCTCCAGCCACAGGCAACAGTATAGCAGAGAGAGGTGCACATGACTAGATGGATAGTAGGATTACTGCTCCTGCTTCTTCCAGCGTTGGCCTGGGGCGCCAATACGCATGGGACCCCAAGCGAAGCCCTGGAGCGTCAAGCCTGGTTTGGCGATGCGATGAATGGCTATGCGGTCAGCGGATGCCTGCATGGCGTGCCAGGGTCTGGCCTGACGACGACCACCGCAGCATGTGCGGCGTATGTCCGGGCGAGTGGCGGAGAGCTGGTCTATATCACCCAACCGACCAAAACCATCGGACCACTCACAGATGCCACGACCAACTGGTTGGCGGTGCATCGGGATGGAGGGACGGCCGTGGCGAACTGGACGCGCCAGGCGGGCACGCATTACCTGTGGCGGGCCAGCGCCACGAACCCTGGCAATCCGACGAATGGTTTGATTATCGCCTCCGTCACAACGAGCGGGGGCAATATTACAGCGGTCACGGATTACCGGCTTCCACGCTCCTACGTCAAGGCGGGGCACTTCGACATTACGGATGGGCTGTATGGGGCCGTCGCGGGCGCGGATAGCACCACGGCGATCCAGGCGGCAATCCAGGGCGCGAACGGCCGCGGGCCGGTCTATATTCCCCCAGGCAGTTATACCGTGAGTACCGGATTGACGAGCATCCCGGCTAACCAGGAAATTCGTGGAGACGGGTATGGCAGTCATTTGAGCGTGAGTATCAGCACCGGCATTGCCTTGGACGTGGATGCGGCCCGGTGCCATTTTCACGATTTTCGCCTGAGTGGCACGATGGGCGCGGGGATTCGGCTCCAGGATGATGCCGATTTCTGTGTCATCGAGCGCCTGGATATTTCTGGCGCGGTGGGCGGGAGCGGCACCTGTCAGGCAGGCGTGGGCGTCTGTATTGTCGATGCCGACAATGTGACCGTGCGCGATAATACCTTTAGTGCCAATGGGGACAGCGCGGGCCAGGGTGGCGATATTGTGCAGTTTACCGGGGGGGACAATCAGGTTATTCAGGGGAATCGGTGCCTCTCCACCACGGCCGGGTATGGTATTCAACTGGCGAATACGTTTGATTCCGTCATTGCCAACAATGTAGTGAACGCCAAGATCACCGCCGGCGCAGAGGGCGGGTATGGGGTGACTATCTACAATAGCCCTGCAGGATCTGGAGGCCGTAACGTCATTACGGGCAATACGATTCGCAATACGGAAGGGACCGGCATTTACTCGCTGCGGAACCCGTATACCGTCATCAGTAACAATGTGCTGGAGACGATTGCCACGACCCAGACGGATGGGTCGCTCGGCGTCGGGGGTATTGTCGTAGAAGGCGATAGCCCCACAGAAGCCGAAAATTGTGGGGTAACAGGCAACACCATTCGCAATAGTAGTAAGGCGGGCATTCGATTCGTCGGCGTGTACTGTAATGTCTCAAACAATGTCATTGACACCACCGGGGGGACCCGTGCGGGCATTTGGATGACCAAGGCGGCTAATGGGTCCATTATTGCCAACAATAGTATCACCCAGACGGATGGGTCGGGGATCAATATTGACGAGGCGGTGCAAGATGTCATTATCACCGGGAATGTGGTTGACACGACTACGGCCAGCGCCTCCGCGAATGGCATCATTGTCAATAGCTGCACGGATTGTATCGTCAGTCAGAATCGGGTGCAGTCCGTAGGGGCCCGAGGGATTTATACGGTGGGCACCCGCTTTGTGATTGCACAGAATCTCGTTGTCGATAGCAGCACCCAGGCAGCGAACACCTATGAGGGGATTCGCAACGAAGCGACCTACGCAACGATTGTCGGGAATCATAGTTACAATACCGGCGCGACCGGCCAAAAGTACGGCATTCTCACCAATGCTGATTACGCGACCATTGAAGGGAATCAGGTCATCAACAACCAGACGGCCGGGCTCTCGATCAGTGGGACCGCGACCATTCGCCGGGGCAACCGGGTCAGCATTGGGGCGCAACAGGGGGTGGCGACCATCAACGGGACCACGGCAGTCACGGTCAGTACAGCAGAAGTCCTGGCCGCGTCGCGGATTGTGTTGACCCGGGCGACGTCAGCGGGCAGCGCGGCTAACAACGGGCACCTCTATCCTACCAATGTTAGCGCTGGTGTGTCGTTCGACATTAAATCAACCAATGCCTCGGACGATGGCACCGTGTACTGGGAGTTGGTCCACTAAGGAGAGCGTATGGCACAACGGGGCTCTGCACGGGGGCAGCTGAATACCCGCGACTGGATGAATAGCCTGAAGCACACCCTCTTTGTGGCCCTGGCGAGCCTCTTGACGCCGCTGGCCCAGGGGCAACTGCTTGACGCCGCGCAGCTTAAGCAGCAGGCGATGACCGCCGGGGCCACGGGAGCGCTGACACTGCTGGCCCGCTTCATGCAGGATAATCGGTAATGTCCGAGCCTGCGGACCGAGACATCTGGCGCGGGCAAATCTCGATGCAGGTCCAGGGGCTGGAACTGCGCCTGGAAGCCCTGCGCGTGGCGCAGGAGCAGGCACGCCTGGAGACCCATAAGGACCACGAATCCATGCGGGCGCATATTGATGCCCGGGCCGCCGAACTGCGTATGGATATGGTCGAACGGGACAAAGCGTTCCTGGCCAAGCACGCCGCGCTGGATAATCGGTTGAAACCGTTGGAACGCCTGTATCTCATCTTGGTCGGCTGCGTCATGACCTGCCTGGTAGCCATTCCTGTCGTCTGGATGTATGCGTTGCGATTCAATCGCATTCTGGATCGGCTGCAACAACTTCTCCCCCCTGAACGTCTCGGAGGCCCGTAATGGACTGGACCAGGGGCGGCACCATTGTTGCGTTGTATCTGACCTGCCTGTTGTTGTTTCTCTGTCTGTGGCCCGGGAAAATCCGTCAGCACTCCCAGGAGCGGTTAGCCCGATGGTTCTGGTGGGCCTTGGCCGTGCAGCTCGGCATTGTGTACGCCTTGCTGGCAGCAGACATCTACCTGCTGACGGTTAAGCCGACGCCGTGGGTCGATCACGGGCGCCGCTGGATGACCCGCTGGGCCTGGGTCGCGCTCTATGGCTGGCTCGCGTGGAAGCTCTGGCGTGTGGCCATCCACATCCCCCCGTGGCGGCGCGGGCTGCTGGTCGCGCTGTGCGGCGGGGGCGTGCTCTTGATGACCGGGAGTGTCGCTGTGCCGCAATCGCCTCACCTCGAGCAGGCCCAGGCCCAGGAGCGGCTGGTGTGGGCAAATCCCCGCAGCAAAATTTACCATGTGCCTGGCTGTGCGTCGTACCGGGCCGACAAGCCCGCAGATGAGTACCGCCAGACGGAAGCGGAGGCGCAGCAAGCCGGGTATCGGAAGGCGAAGACCTGCCCGACGACACGGCAGTAGGCGCCGGGGAGGCGCCGTACCGCTTTACTGGACCGTGCAGGCGAGAAATACCCAGGAGAAATGGCCACACCAGGGACGCTCGCAGTCTGTTGTTCTGCGATAGGTGATGAGGGCTTGAGTATAGCACATTCCTCTTCTGCTCGCAGCCATTACAGGAACTCTCATATGGGCAGAGGCGCACTAGGACGGCACAAGACAGAGTGCCTGGTTTTTCGCTTCCCAATAGGAAGGACGAAAGCCTGCATAGAGGGCTTCTCCATGCGCATCGGGAAGAAGTGCCTGTGGAACAGCCCGCATCAGTTGGCCTTGCGGGCCAATCATAGACCAATCAGCAATACAATGAGAGATTTCCCATCGAAGAACTGCGCCTTCCCCTTGGCTACCTTTTTTCCCAAGATGCGTGACAAAGCGCAACAATGTATGTAATCGTTGTTCATCAGCGACCGCATACCAGGACACCCGCAGCGCATGCCGCGTAAAGACAGGCATGCGGTAGCTCCGGTAGCGCCCATTCTGAAGGACCACGCGGGCTTTGGGTGGGGTGAGTACGCTGGCGTACTGGAGATCGAGCCGCTTGTGCCAGTAGCCCGTCTCCTCCGTGACATGCCCCGCCCATTGTGCGAAGGAACAGGCTGGGAACCAGTGCGGCGTGCCACGGTGATATTCAAAAAACACCTGCCCCAATTGCGGGCGCTCATCGTACACGCCCCGCCCGCTCTGGCTGACATCCTGCGGGCCGTACTTGTCCCGCATGGCGTAGTACAGAAGCACGCCATCGAGCGGCAGGAAGGCGTCACAGATAATGCGCGTCTGGAGATGGGCGGTAATTTGCACTGGGGTAAAATCAGGCATAAGCTGCAGCCTCCGGATGGGCCGCCACAAAGCGGCGATAGAGATCAGGCCAGCCACGCTTCAAAAGAGCGATTTGTCCATACCCTAGGACGCGATCAACGGCTAATGGGCCAATACGGGCCTTCTCAGGCGGGATCCCCAGCGCATGTAAGCGGTCATAAGCGGCATTATATAACACATGACGACTCAGGAGATAGGCCCAGACATCCCGTGTCGTCCACCAGGCAAGCGGATTGCACTGCCAGTCCCCGGCTTTGGTCTGGTAGAGCACCCCCCGTTGGCGTAAATGGACACGCCGTACAGCACTTTCCTCGGCACGCAGCCCGAGAAAACCGCCGCGCCAGCCGTGAAAGAGGGCGTAGGCGGGAATCCCAGGATAGTCGCCCTCGACGGTAAACCAGTCGGTATGCGTCGCCGTCGTCCGAATCCATCGCAGGGGGAGCCCCTGCGCTTGTAGGGCCTGGAAATACATTTCTGTCTCGGGGAGCCACCAGGCATCGTCTGAAAAAATCGCCGGGGTAGTGGGCTGCTGCTGGCGCACGAGATCGAGTACAACTGTACTATCCTTCCCCCCACTGAGGGCCACATACCAGCCGGCCTGCGTGTGTAGGGCTTGCGTGACGGTTGCCTGTGCGCGGGCTACCCGCCGCTGGAAAGCCGGCAACTGTGCGTGTAAGAGATACGGCTTATGCCACTGCATTGAGCATCCTCCTGATAGCGTCGCCGTGGGTAGCCAGGTGCTGTGCATATTGCTGCCCTAATCCCAGGACCACTTCGGTTCCCGTTCCCTGGACCCGGGAATCAATTTGCAGCCAGCGATCAAAGCGTACGGCGACTTCGCCCAACCCCACGGCACTTTTCCCGCCGACATAGGGCTTTTTTGAGAACTCGTTGAGCGTCGTCAACCAGGCATCCATTTCCAGCGGCGTCAGGTCATCCAGGACGATTTTCCAGTGGAAGGAGGTTCCCGGCGCGAGCGTCTCGACATAGTACATCAGTTGCTGCGCAGTGCCAGGACGCTCGGCCACCTCGGTGCCTGCCTCTTGGGCCTGGCGTTTCTTGCCAGCCGTCTCACTGAGCAACCCACGGACGGCGGGCTGTAAGAGCGGCTGATAGTGTTCATTTTTGGCGTCGTCTTTCCGCGTATACATTTCTTCCTGTAAATACTCCCAAATGGACTGCTGACAATGCGGCGCTTCCGCAAAGCGTATCGGCAGCAGGTGAGCCGTCTCGGCACAGAGCGGAATAAGTTTCCCTATCTTAATTTTCCCTGGAAGAATCGCGTTCCCAAACGCCCCGCCGAACACGGACACGAGAGGGATCAGCTCCCGGAGCTGGCGCATCCCAGCGAGGTCAAGCCCTCTGCCGGCCTCACTCGTGAGTGTGCCACCGCTAAAGAGAAAATAGAAGGCTGGCAGCGACAGGCCGAGCACCTCGCCGGTCTGCTCGTTGATTCCATACCCTAGTGTTCTACACAGGTGCAGCATGCCGAGATCCCGGAGATAGCCGCGCAGGCTATTCCCACTAATCACGGGGATCTCTTCGACACTCCCGTCTAGCTGTACAAATTTCTCGCGGCGAAGTTTGGTACTAATCCCAAACGATTGTCCTCCCGAATGAGCGATGCTGGAGAGCCCCACGACAATCCCCTCATAGATTAATTGCTCCATCTGTCCTCCTCGTGGTCTTCTTGGCGCCGAGCCTCCCATTCGGCCTTGCGCGTCTCGTTTTCCAGCCGGACCAGTAACGTACAGGTGGTGCTTTCATCCCGAAAGAGTTTGAGCAGCGCACGATCTCGCTGCCCGTCCACAATGAGCAGCACCTCCCCCAGGACTTCAGTCGTCAATACCACGCCGAGGCGCGAACAGATCGAGCTGAGAAAGCGGCTCAGGCTGCTCGTGTACGCGGCGCTGCGCAGCTGGTCCTCGAACTGCTGCCAGATCGTCCGCCGGTAGTGGCTTTTGTAGCTGGCGGGAATACCGCGCCAGATCGGTACGAGCAACTGTTTGGCCTGGTCGTAGAGCATTTCGTCCATCGATCTTCTCCTCCTCAAGGGGCTTTTGTGCCAGAAAGAGTGCCAGCGCACAGTACGGGCTGCCCCGGTGCGGCTTGAGCGCGGCGTCATACTGTTGACCTGCGACACCTGCCACAAGCCAACGGTCCTGCCGGTAGCGTCCTGTCTCAATTTCAGCCTTGCTGAGCCCTAAGGCCAGTAAGCACTCGATGAGTCCCACAAGCATGGCTGTATGATCCCGTTCAGGACGAAGGGCAAGCTCTTCAAATTGCCACCAGCCAGGCCGACAGCGGAAGAGCAGATGCTTTTGCCCACTGGCGGCAATACAGGCGATGAGGGGCGCAGGGTCCATACATAGCCCGACAAACATCTCACGCTTCTGTCCCTTAGTCAGGGGCATCCAGTGTCCATGCGCCGTAACCAGATGGCTATAATTCCGCATCCGTTGCGGCTTATCCTTCTGCGTCCGTGCGGTCAAGGGGGGACAATCGTCGAGCGCGCAAAATTGGCACCCGTGGCAGACAATCGTGCCCGGGGAGAGTTGGTCGTAGTTGGTAAAGGCCTCCTTGACCCAAGTGCTAAAAGGAATGCCCTGTCCCTCTGTACCACACAAACAACACAGTCCGCGATCAACGCCAGGTTGTGGAGGAGCGCCAGCACTCTCCCAAAGACGCTGCGTTACCGAGTGGTATCTCTCAGGCATAGTCCCCATTCTCAATACCCCAGAAGCGTGAGAATCCGTTGCCAGTCCTTGGGCCGCCACACGTCGGCTACCACGTCGGATCGGCTGGCCTTGGCCGCATCAAGCCAGGCTTGTTGCTCCGGCTCGACTACCCCCGTATTCGTCTTCACCTCGATGCACAGAATCTTCCAGCCAGCGCGGACCATCGTCAAATCCCAATAGCCCGCCTTGTTGCGCTTGTTCGTATTCGAGTGGAACACGCGGAAGCCTTGTGCTTCGGCCACCTGGACAATCCGCGCCTGGAAGCGCCACTCGGGGGCCATGTCCTCCGCGGTCAACTCCGGGCGCGGGAGGCGCAGCGCGGGCGTCTGCGTCAGGCCCTGCGTGGCACGGTCGAGCAGCGCCTGGCAGGGCGGGCAGAGCAGCGTCGGGGAGCAGAAGCGGCAGGGCATGCTACCGATCCTCCACCGGATACCGCCCGGCACTGCGCCGGCACAGCTCGGTACGCCAGTCACTATACGGCGCCTCGGGGGGAATGCCCCACGCAGCGAGGCGACAGCAGAGTGCTGCCAGCCCGTAGGGACTCCGCACGGGCAGGCCGTTCGTCCGCGTGCGTTCCACGCGGCAGCAATGGTCGAGCACCGTCCAGCTCTCAGCCTTAGGCTCTATCATGGTATCTCCTTCTCCACGCCCGGCAGGCCTCACAGCGGTGTCCTTTGGTGCAGCGACAGACCCCGCGCCCAGACGAGGCAGGCCGGGGGGCCCGCACGCGGACGAGCCGTTGCAAGCCGTGCTTCTCACGCTGGCGCCGCTTGCATGCCGCCCACCGACACCGCGTCGAGCAATAGACCGCGTGCTGGTGAGGGGCAGGATGCAGGGCCTGGTGCGGCGTGGGGCGGAACACCGTGCCGCAGGCGGGATTGCCGCACCGGGCCAGCGGCAGGGGCCCGGCAGCGTTCATGGGCAGCCCTCCAGTGGCACGGGCGCGGGGAAGTGGCCGTCAGAGCACCGCGCCAGCTCCTGCGCCCAGTGGTCATAGCGGGCGTCCGGGGGAATGCCCCAGTCCTTGAGATGTAGACGCAATCGCGTCAACGGCTCTCCAGACATCTCCGCACAGTGCTGCAAAACCGTCTGATAGTCAGGCTCTCGCTGGCGAGAGGGGGCATCCTCTTGCTGGAGCTGCTCAAGAGCGTCTAGAGAGGGGGGAGGCGTCGGCGGAGACTGAGCGAGCGTCTGTACCCGCGCCACCAGAGACGCTACCTTGGTGAGATCGGCAGTGTACTGGCCCTTCAGGCCCGCCCGGTACAGATACTCAATGGCGTTCATTTCCAGATGCGCCTGGACGGTCTCAAGCCCGTAGCGGTATACAAATACGTCAAACAGATCGGCGTCAGGGCCAGTCTTGTAATATTTAGGCGTCATGGCTGCGACTCCTTGGGCTTGCGGATACGTGAGCGGCGCTGTGGAGGCGGGGTATCTCCAAGCGCCAGTGCCACTACTGAGACCAGCCAGGTATTGAGACTGATCCCCTCCGCCGCCGCACGCTGCACGGCGCGATGGTGGACGCTCCTCGGTAACCGAAGGAGGACACGCCCTGTTTGCTCCTTGAGAGACAGACAAGGCGGGATGCACTGCTGCTGTGTACGTGCGGCCTCCACCCATGCTGCGGCAGCGCGCTCGAGGGCGGCGAGCGCGGCTTCTGCGGTGTCGCCTTCGGCGAAACACCCTGGCCACTCCAGCACTGCGGCGCTATACCCTCCTGCAGGGTCAGAGACGACTAAGGCTGTATAGGGAGGGGTCATGGCTGCGGCTCCTCTTGTGCAAACGCCGCCTCGACCACCGTGAGAAACTGCTGTCGTTGGGCGGCCCCGGCGGCGGCCCCGGCGGCCCAGGCTGCGGGCCGCCGCCGGGCATCCCTGGTGCGGAGATAGTCCTGCACCACGGCGGGCGCGTTCCAGCAATCCAGTACCTGCGCGGCGCACCACCGCGCAAACGTCCAGAGGAGCTCGGTGGCGTCAACGCTCGCCAGTATCCGCCGCTCCTGGGCCACGAGCTTATCGGGCGGGGTGCCGTGTTCCTGCATGGCGCCGGCCAACTCGACACGGTGCAGGCGCGCCCCCGGCGCGTACTGGAGCGCGTCAAACGGGTGCAGGGAGGCATGTAACCCCGCCTCACAGGGAACGAGCGGTCCGTCATGGATCAACCAGACGCCTCGTGCGGGTAGCGGGCGCCCGTCGCGCAGCGACGGGCCAGTGAAGTGATAAGCAAGGGTCATGGCTGCGGCTCCTCTGCGCTGCTCCCGTTGCGGTGCCGCCAGCGGTCCCCGTTGCCATACAGCGCTCGCGCCTCCTCGGGCCACGGTCGCTCGTGCATGTCCAGGTGATGCGTGGCCAGCTCATTTTCGGTGCTGCCCGTCCAGGCGCAGCGGGGACAGGGGATCGTCAGGATGGTCATGGCGTCTCCTTTATACAACCAAGAGACGGTCTATCAAGTAACACCTGTGGCCTGGTGATGACGCCATGCTCTTCGAGGCAGGCTACGGCTACTGCTGCAACTTGTAGCACTTCGAGCAGCGCATCATAGGACCCCTGCCCTTTGACATAGCCCTGCTTCGCTTCCTGCAATTCCGATTCGAGAATGAGGAGCCATTCTCCTACAGAGTGGCTATTCCCACCCCATTTTCGTTCCTGATATTGGCGCTCCTGGTTAATGGCGCGCATCACGGCAATTTGGGCATCGAGGTCAATCATGCAAGTTTTCCTTCTCAGGACGTCCAGATGCAGCGTGGGCAGGTGATGGTCAGGATGGTCATGGGGTCTCCTTAATAATCTGCGCCTTCAAACCACCACCGCCGTCCGCAGCCCTGGCAGTGATATTCGATGTCGCCGTGAATATCGTCGTCGTCCTGATACAGGATGTCCTGGCTGCCGCACTGACGGCAGCGATAATCTGGGGCTTCAGGCAGCGTGGGCTTCCAGCTCATACCGCCTCACTATAAGCGTCGGGAGTGGGGGCCGTGGCAATATCCATGGCCAGGAGATCATTCTCATCAAGATCGTGGATGCGGTATCCGTCATAAGCGATACTGCCAATCCAGGCTGTGTGTGAAGGGGGCCCGATATAAAAATCAGCTCGCGTTCCCATATGCCGTTTTCCCTTATTCGGGGGGATAGATTTCCCTAGGTGTCACAGTAGGCCTCGTGCCATTCTGGGACTGCGCATAACTCCACGGCGTCGCCAGGCCATGCGTGCGCCAGCGCTCTGCCGCGCACCACGCATGCGCCGCGTCGGGGAGGGGCCGCTCGTGGGCGTCGAGGTGGTGCGTGGCCAGTTCGTTGTCCGTGCTGCCCGTCCAGGCGCAGCGGGGGCAGCGGATGATCAGCAGGGTCATAGGGTCTCCTAAAAATCGGTATGTTTGATCTTCGTGATGATCCGATGCCCGCGCCGGTCCTGGAGTTCAACGCAGGGCTTACAGACCAGCCCCTCCGCACGGTAGCCCGTGGTCTGGGCGATGACGGATGGAAACCCCTGCTTGACCAGGGCTGCCGCCTCCCGCAACGGCCCCGTGTAGATTATGGGCACACACGGGATCTCAAACTTGGTCGCAATGTCTTCGACAGACGCTCGGGTCAGCCAGAGGCCTCCAGCCCAGACATCAAACAGCATAAACTCGACACGATCCGGGAGGTAATTCCCGCCACGTTGGATACCCTTCCCGTAGCCCTCTCCATAGAGGCAGACTGGCCCCTCAGTAAAAATGGTGGCAAAGGCCCCGGCATAGAAGAGTTCTTGCAGCCGTGTGACGAGAGGGGCTGGCAGACTGGTGCGGTCCGTCTTGCCGGCAAACGTGACACGTTCTCCATCCCACAGGATGCGGATATTGGTGCCGTCAACCTTTTCCGTGCACACCCAATCAAGGTGTTGCAGGACATCAAACTCGGGGCACGCCCAGCAGCCCTCGTGGACCTTTTTGAAATTGGTGGCGGCGTCCCGCTCAAACATGGTCAGTATCTTGTGGTACTCCATGGGGTGTCTCCTTAGGGCCTGGAAATCTTCAAGGGTCATGGGGTCTCCTTTCTTGCAAGCTGGCCGCCTTCCCAGGGTTCGCAGGCGCCGTCAGCATAATGCGCCTCCAAGCCGGCACCGCAATGGCGGCAATCGGTCTCCTTGTGTCTCAGAGCCATAAGCGGCGTTCCCGGCCACAGATCGCCACCGTCTTCCAGCCACCAATGGCCTTTCGCGTCTTTGGTCGCCCAGAACATGCCGATACTACCGGCCTCCACCACCTGGGCACGGGTGCCACACGGAATGTATTGCGGTTCGGTCCAGCCCAGCTCCTTGAGCCGCATCTTGCCCTCGGCAATGGCTCGCATGGCCTCGCGCACGGTCGGCATAGTAGCGGCCCGCTGGCGCTGCTCGTGCAGGCTTTGCGCCCAGAGCGTCTGGGCCAGTTCGTGAAAGAGTGTTGTCATGGCCTGTCTCCTTGTACATCACGGTACATCACGTTGCCTCCTGTCCCCGCCCCCAGGCCGCGCCGTCCATGGCCCGGATGCTCTCGGCCGTGGGGAGGGTTGCGGTGGAAGAAGTGGTGTCGTCAGTCTGCATACGTGCTCCTTTTGGGTGGCCTCACTGCGTAGGGCTGACAGACGATATACCGGCCAAGATTCGAGGTCGTAGGCATGGACCCCATTGGCTCGATAATCGTAGGAGGCAAGGGGTCATCTCCAGCACTGCCTGTATGATACACGGGGATCATAACTATCAGCAGCGGTGTGCCATCTGGAGCTATATAGTTCTTCATGTTCTCTCCTTTCACCAAGCCACTAAACAGCGCCCTTTCCACCACAGCGAGCCATGCCGCCAGCCGTGCCAGCCACCCCAGTGGAGACAGCGGAGGGGGCCAGTGCGGTGCCGTTGTTTGGTCATGTCACTCCCCATCCCTCTCAAGAGGCTGCAAATAATTGGCAATCGCCGCAGGGACCTCAAACAGCCCCAAGGCGCCACGCCAACTGCATGGCCTATACGGTTGTGGGGCTTGGAAGACCCACCCATATCGCCCATGAAACCAGGGAGAGCTACTCGCCATCACACAGTTGACGAGCTGGACCTGCCCGACAATCGCGCCACGGGGCAAGGCCGTGAATGGTGGGAGTGCTATGCCAGCCAGTGCGCGGGCATAGTCGGCACCCTCGTCATACTCGTCCCTCGTCATCCCCTTGCTGGCGTGGATGAGTAAAGGCCCACGAAATATCGTCGACCAATCACGGTTTTCAACATCTTTTCCCCCATGCAGGATCAGCCAGGCCCAGGGTTGCCGGATACTCAAGGCTTTCATGCGTTATGTCCCTCTGGATTAAAAATCTCCACCGCCCCCAGGCCGCGCCACCATGCCCCCAATGCCTTCACTGAAAGATCGAAAGAGCGGCTGCGTGCCCGGCCTGCCGGTGGGGGCAGCCTGGGGGAGGGGTCGATTACTCGCTCAATTCCCGATCCAGCGCCGCGCTGGCGTCGTGATCAAAAAAATCCGGTTCCTCAATTTCGCCGGTTGCTGGGTTATGCCGCTGTGGCGCGCCAGAAGGCCCTTTTAAGCCATTATTGTCCGAAGATGTACTCTGAGTCTCGCCAGCCTTTGAGCGCGTCTTTTTGGCGGCCGTGGCGCTGTCCTGGGCCGCCAATTCATCGCGGACCATGGCGAGGACACCAGGCGTCAGGTCAGGGGAGAGCCCCTGGCGGACGCGCCAGAAGGCCAGTCGGGCGTCTTCATCCCAGCCTCGTGCGTCGAGCAGCGCCTCAATCTGCTGCCCCACGGCACTGGCGCGGGCCGTGGCAATCGGGTCGCCCGGGGCGTCGTGCCCCGTGACGTCCCGCAGATGCTCTGCCAGCCCTTTGCCTGCCTCCAACTCCGGCCTAGCCCACTGCGTCACGGGCGCGGGCGCATCGACCAGCACAGGCGTAGGCGGCTGCTCCTCGGCCAGCGCCTGCCAGACGTCCGCCGTGAGCGAGACATTGCGGGGGCTGCAATTCATGCGGAGCACGGTCTTGAGTCCCATCTTGTCAAAGTTGGTGAGCCCTTCGCGGTCGGCCTTGCTCTTGCTCCAGGCGCTGCCATACTGCCCACGGCTGTCTTGTTGCGCGTAGCGGTCGCGGTGGGCTTCCACTTCCGCCACCGACATCATGAGCGTCAGGTAGTTGCCGTTGGCCTTTTGCAGGACGTTGTAATAGCCAATGACTGGCCCGCGTGGCACAAAGGGCGGAATGCGATGCGTCGGCAGACTCACGAGCGTGGCCGGCGGCTCAAAGACGTCATTGGCACACACTTCTTTGCTCCAGCAGTCCACCACTTCCGGGCTGCGGAGGACGAGCTTGCGCAGGGCCCCGTAGCCATACTGCAACTCGGCTTGCCCTTTGCGCGGGATGAGCCAGACTTCGTTCGGAATGGCGGGGTTGAGATTGAGGCTGGCCATGCGCATGACGCCATAGGCGAGCGATTCCATGGAGCACTCGTGCAAGCCTGGCACGCGCCGCCCCATGTTCATCACTTCGGCGAGAAGCGCGGCGGCCCGCTCTGGCGTGCCGCACACGGCGTTCAGTTGCTCGCGGAACGTGTTGCCCTCGGCGAGGGTGACACGCTGTAAGCTGGTTGCGTCTTGGCGCTGAGCCACTGCAGTGGTAGTCGTAGCCATGGGTTAGTCTCCTTTGGTCAGCAAGGGTTGGGGTTTCGGGTGGAACAAGCTGGGGAGCCCGTCTGATAGCTCCCCGTGGTCCTTGGGTACGGTCATCCGGGCAACCTGCCCCAGCATTTCATCCCAGCACAGGTGCTCGACACACTGGCTCCCCCAGGCCACGCGGTAGTCATTGTGGCCGCATTTCTGAATCGTGATAGTCCATTCAACGGCCATACGTTAGTCTCCTTCAGGGTGTGGGGGGTGGCACTGGTGAGCCGCACCAGTCACGGGGGTCAGCCGCTGGCCATTGCGGACCGCGATGGTCGCGCCACAGTGGCGACAGCGGCGGAGCGCGTAACTCTCGTTCAGCGCGGTGGCGGCGTCGAGAATGGCCTCCGCCTCAGCCTGGAGGGGGTACGGCTCACTCATGGGCCTCTCCTTCCAGCTCGGCCAGCAGCGCGGCTAGCAGCTCGGCCAGGGGGGCACGCTCGCCCGGCGTGCGCAGCCGCAGTTCGGCCAGGCGCGTCTCATGGTCCAGGTCTTGCGGGGGGAAGGCGAGGAAGGGGTTGGCATCCAGCGCTTCGAACAGGAGTGCTGGGGGGAGGGCACGGAGCAAGGCCAGCGTTGCGTCGTGGTCAAGTTCGATGCGCGTCCGCCCCTGCTCCGTAAATTGCTCCAGGGCGATGCCTCCGGCGTAGTCGTCGGGAAAGCGCGATTGCAGGCGCAGAATGCGGGCGCCGTTGTTGGCGAGAATCAGCCCGGTGCTCATACAGATTTCTCCTCTTGCGCCGTTAGTTCCACGGCGGTTCTTTGGGGCGGACACTGCGGGATCTCCTTGTCCCTCCACACACGCGCAATCAACCGCTTGACTTCTTCCGCCAGCATTTACTCGCCCTCCGTAGGTGGCTCCGGCCACGGCTCATCGTCATATTCAGCCACAGCCTGGGCTGGGAGAGCTTCCGACTGCTGCCCTGTCTGCCGGTGCGCGGCTTGCCTGGCCTGCCACCAGGGCAGTGGCGCGCCTGTCTGCGCGTCCACCAGCCCCTTCCAGGCCTCGATCTCCCCGTACACCCAGGCCACGACATCCCGGATCCCCGCCGCGATGTCGTCCGCATCCCGGCGACTCAGGCGGCTGCGTTCCACAAACAGGTGATCTTCGAGCGCCTTGACACTCTCCGTGCGTGCCAGGTGCAGATAGTGCCGGTGGCGTACCTGTGGATCCCGGTCGGGACACCACACACACGGTGCGAGCGTTGCATCAATCTCTGGCGCCCTGCCGGCGCGTCGCGGTGGCATACGGCTTCCTCCCTGGTGTCTGCCGCCGTTGTTGTTCGTAGGTGCGGACCAGCCAGGCACGGACAAAGCGTTTCCATCCGGGGACACTGGCCGGCCGCTTGGCTTTGTTTTCGAGCAGGTAACACGTCATCTTGCCGAGTTCAGCGTTGAGCCACGCCTGCGAGAACACGGCCTCCAACGGTTGGGAGACGGCGTTCCACCAGGCGTCGTCGTTCAACTTCGTGGCGTCAATCGTCGGGGTGTAGTCCTGCAGGAGGAGCCACAACCAGTCGTCTGCGGCGAGAGGGTGGATTTTCTGTGCAGGCGTAGCCGCCCCAGGGACTGGCGCGGCCGGGGGTGGGGCTGAGGCGTTCGTCTCAGCTCCGCCCCAACAACTTTCTTCATTGGGTTCTTCTTCATTGGGTTCTTTCTTCTTCCTTATAAGCGCGTTCATGTGGTGAACAGCCGGGTTCACCTCCTGAACAGCCGCGTTCATGTGGTGAACAGCCGGGTTCACCTCCTGAACGCGCTCCGCTTCTTGACTTGGCGTGACTAGCACATCTGCTTCTGTCCCGAGTTCATCTCCTGAACGCGAAATGGCCGAAAATTCGCACATGTTTTCGTCCCAGATGTCGAGGATGTAAATGCGGTCGGTTTCGTGAATCCCCCGGTGCCCCGCTTCGAGGGCGATGAGCTTTTTGGCGACCAGTTCCGCCTTGGCGCTTGCAATCGTGCCGCGCCCCAGTTGTGCTCCTGCGGCCAGTGTGGTCGTGTTTTGCCAACACTCCCCGGTCTCGCCAGCCACACTTTTGAGATAGACATAGAGCCAGCGTGCCGGGAGCGAGAGCCCGCGCCCACGGATGCCCTTCACAATCGTGTTGGGAATCTCAGTGCGGAAGCGCTTGAGCGCTCCCTGATCGACAATCTTGGCTGTGCGCGGCGATTTCGACATGCTGCCCTCTCTACTGCTACCCTACAACTTGATTATTGGGCAATAATAATACTATGACATCATAATGTCAAGACACATTGACATGTAACACACACCTATGTATATTTGTGTCATGGTGTCTAGACTGGTATCCTCTCTCCCCAGACAACCCTTGCGAGAGAGGGAGCTTTCCAATGGCGGAGAAGGATATGGTGCAAACAACCATACGTGTTGAACGGGAAACGCTATATAAGGCGCGGCTCGCTCTGAATTTGCGTGGGCTGAGCGTCGCGAAATATCTTGCACAAAAACTGGATGAGGTTGTCCAAGAGGCTGAAGGCCAAAAGGAGATAAAGCGTGCCACTCGCCGAATTGACAATAAGTGACCTCGCCGCCCTCCCATCTGTTCCACTCCATAAACGTCGGACACTGCCAAATATCCCTGCGATTTATTTTGTCCTCGGGGACGGGGGGAAGGTGTTATACATCGGCATGGCGCGCTCATTGTGCCTTCGCTGGGTCGCGCATCACCGTTTTCCGGAGTTTTTTGCGCTCCAAAATGTCCATATTGCCTGGCTGCACATTGAGGATGTGCATAGCCTCCCAACTCTTGAGAGAGCCTATATTGCGCATTTTTCTCCACCGCATAACTCCTCTGTGCGGGAGGGGGCACCCACCGACCGCGTCACCCTGCATCTCAAAACCAACCGCGACACACGGGACCGCCTGCTTGGCGCCTTGCGTGCGCGGGGGACGACCATGCAAGGCTTCTTCGAGAAACTGATGGAAATGCTCATTGCCAACCCTGAGTACATCGAACAGATTGAACACTGGGACGACACTGACGAAGACGCCGTAAAATGCGCAATGTATGCACTGTCCTAACCCCCCTCCGCCACCCGATTGCGCTACTGCCGCCCCTAGCTTCGCTTCCCCCGCCTAGCCGGCGCCACGGGTACCGCCTGCGGCGTCAGGCAGCCCACCTCGGCCGCTTGCCGCGCCTCATCGGGGGTGATAACGCGCCTGAGGTCGGCGTAGATCGCCAGTGCCAGCGCGTCGGCTGCCGCCTGGGGGATGGGCAGCCAGGGCAGCAGGCCGGTCCGCACGGTCTCCAGGGTGCTGGTGAGCGGGATCCCCGCATTCCGATCGACGGTGATGGCGTGCGCCAGAGCGCCCACCAGGCCGCAGTGCAGCTCTTCCGCCGTGAGGGCGGGCTGGGCCTGCACGGCAAGGGGGAGCAGGAGGAGGGCGGTCGTGAGGTGGCGGGTCATAGCGTCTCCTCCGATGACACCCATACCTCCGGGTGAAAACGTTGCTGCGGGCAACGGGGCATGCTTAGCCTCCTTGCACGTCTGCTGGGGTGAGGCTGCCCCCGAGTTCGCGGGTGGGCGGAGCCTCGTCGGCCAGGAATTGCGCCAGAGAGTCGGGATAGGCGTGCGCGTCATAGCGCGTGCGCCAGTACAGTCTGACCTGAAAGCGGTCCTCCACTAGCCGACAGCCGTGCTGATCGACGTAGCCCCCCTCTCCGATTGGGCGGAAGTCATGCGTGGTCTCCTCAAGGGCCATGGCGTTTCTCCTCTCGGTTGTTAATTCCCACCCACCAGCCATACCCAGCGCTGCCCCCACACGACGCCCACGGGCACCGGGCGTCGTTGCGTGAAGCAGTGCGCGGTGAGCTCCCAGTCATCAACGGTCGAGGGCGACAGCTCCTCGTAGCGCAGCGGGTCTAAGAGCGTGGGACAGTCGAGCCGGGTCAGGGTGGGCATAGCGTCCCTCCTTGTTGCGCGTAATAGCTGAGCCAGGCGTCACAGTCGAAGCACAGGACGTAACAGCCCGTCGGCCAGCCGCCAACCTGGAGCCACCAGGCGCCGTAGTCGGGGTGGCACCACTCGCCACACTCAGCACAGCGGTGCGGGACGGCAGGGCGCTTTAGGGGCATGGCTTCCTCCTCCCCTGCCGCTGCGCCCAGCGCGCCAGCCAGCCGACAGCCGCGCCCAGGCCCCAGCAGCCGACGAGCAGGGCGAGCAGCAACGCGGCGAGCGCTAGAGCGCTCATGGCTGCACCGCCTTCAGCCGCGCCAGGACGGCATAGTAGCTCCAGCCGCATGCCAGGCAGCGCAGCGTGGCGGGGTTCCAGGCGTGCTGATGGCCGCCCAGCACCCGAGGCTCACGCGGGCCCTCATCGAGCAAGGCCGGCGCACGAGGGGTCAGGTCGGCGCTGGTATAGACGAGCGGGATGGCGTCAAGAAGGAAGGCTCGCCGGGTGTCGTACTCAGGCATGGGGGTCCTCCTCACAGAGACTCGCGAGCTGCACGCCTGCGGTATACAGGACTTCCGCCACGTCGTCTAGCTCGGCCAGTGTGGTCGGCTCGCAGCCGTGGCGGCTGACAAACTCACGGTACAGCTCCTGGCGCAGCGGCGGGAGCGTGCTATAGACGGGGCGGATGTTGTCGGAGCGGATAAACTTACTGCGCATATGCGGGCTCCTCCTGGCGTGGGACCGCAGGCCCCAAGACGCCGCAGTGCGGACATTTGGTCGTGGTATCCCAGACCGCGCGCTTGCAGGCGCGGCAGTCGACCACGACGCGGGGGACGGGATGCACGGGGACGGCACTGGTGGCCAGGCCGTGGCCCGTCAGTGCGGGGCTCACCGTCTCCTGGTCGCGGTAAGTAAAGCCGTCAAGGAGTCGGTATCCTTTGTAGGTCTGTGTCTTGTGGCTGTCCATGCTGTCTCTCCTTGTTTCTCGGGAGTATGGGTTTGTGATCTACTTACTCAGCACGCAGAAATTCCAGGAACGCGCCGCCATCGGGCTGCGCCATAACGAGAATCGTGCGCCCATCCTGGCTCCGTTGCAGCCCGCGGGTGCCCAGCACATCGCCGCAGGTACACCCACGGACCCCGCAGAGCGTCCGACGCACCCGCTGCGCGGTAGCTTTTGAGAGGGCCTGTGAGCAGGGATCAAGGCGAAGGTTGATCTTGCTGTTGTGGAAATCGTTGTGTAACGTAACCATGGGGTCTTTCCTTCTCCGTGATAATCGGCCCTCCCGTGTTCGTCGCACGGGAGGGCGTCTAGGATGTCAGCCTCTCCAGAGATACCCGCCATCCCTCTGCCATTCGATCTGTGCTTGCTCCTCGTCGTCCAGGATGTTGGGGGCGAGTGCCTGAAAAATCTCCTCTAGTGTCGGCTCTTCTGGCCGACTGGAGCTGCCGAGGAGCGTCAAGGCCCGGTGGCAGCCCTCGGGGCTGCGAAATCCGGTGGTCTCCTGGGTATCTTCCAAGAGCCAATAGGACGGCTTGCCAGTGATCGGTATAGCCCGCAGCTCGGGAAATAGCGCCCAGTCCCTCAAGAGCTCGTTGATCTGCTCGATAGCGTCCATGGGCATCTCCTTCTTCTCTAGATATTCCTGCGGAGGCGTCCAGGCCGGCTCTGCCTGGCGCCCGTTGCGGTGGTGTCCGTGTCCGTAGGCCATGGTTATTGCTCCCTAGCCCCGCAGGGCCTTGGTAAAGCCGCCGCGCGCCGCGATCAGGGCTTTGGCTGCCGCGATGTTGAGCGGGCGCTGTACGGTGGTCTCGATGTGGCCGATGATGTCACTGGCCTGAATCCCGCGATTCAGGTAGCCCGCGACTTTATCGGCAAACTCGTGCCAGTCGCGGTTGCCGCGTGAACTGTTACAGCGGTGGCAGGCGGTCACGAGATTGCTCTCGTGATTCGTGCCGCCGTGGCTGTGCGGCGCGAGGTGATCCAGGGTCAGCTTGGCGCCGTCCTCGACCCCTTCTCCGCAGTAGCAGCAGGCCAGGCCATCACGCAGGTAGATGGCCAGGCGCTTGACGGGGCGTATCCAGTTCATCCCCTGCCCCTGCCCGTTGCTCTTGCTATGCCGGTCTTCCGCTGCCATCACTGCGCCTCCTCTGTGGTGTGCTCCCTCGCTTCAATTATCTAGAGTATATCACTGAGTGATTACTGTGTCAATAGGTTTTTTGTGGCATGGCAGCATTTTTTTCAGTAGCTTCTCGAACCGTGGCTGCACGATGCGCTGCCCGCTCTCTAGCATCGCAATATGTGACTGGGTATAGCCGAGCAGCGCCGCCAGAGCGCCCTGGCTCAGGCCGTGCGCCTGGCGTATTGATCGTAATTCGTTCCCGGTCATGTAAGTCTCCTCTATTATCTATAACTCAGTGATAATTATAGGCGTGTGCTCGCGTGGCGTCAAGCGCTGGGAGTTGTGTCGTGGCGGAATTTCTGCTAGAGTACAGCTAATTTTTCTTTTCCTCTGGGAGCCTTCCCTATGGCCGAGCTCACGGACCCACAACTGGTTGAGTTTTGCAATACCACGCTGCGAACACTTGCTGATCGCC